CAGCGTCAAAGTCTTTGTCGTCTGCACTCATTTTGTCGCGGTACTTTTTAATACGCTCAGACCCTGGCACTGGCCCAGGCGCTATGGCATCTTCACCCTCCCCCCATGACCACAGTGGCCGCCACTGGCCATTGGCGCTCACTCTGGTATATCCACTGATATATACCAATTCATGGCGGTGCAAATCAAACAGAATTCTGGCTGCACTGCGCCTGGCACAAAAGCACAACTTGGCCAGATCAAGGTCAGACAGATTGCCTTTCTTTTGCAGTGCTGCCTCAATGGCAGGCTCTACACGGGGTTTTAAGCCTCTGGCCATGTGCCACTCTCCATTCGGGCTTTCAAGCGCTCCAGCATTGTTTTGACAACGAATGCACGGGCTTTGACCTCAGAGGGAATGGCGTGACCATAGACTTCTGGGTGAAGTAGGTCATTGACCAGATCGAGGCAGGCATCAATGGCGGGTGGTAGGTCATTGGTCATTGTATTTTTCCAGCGCAGACACTTCAATGTGGTCCACCATGGACTGCAAGATCATGTGGGCAATGTCCACATCAGTGCCAGCGATGTATGCGTTATTCAGCACCATGCCCTCTTCAAGATCAGGCTCATAAGGTGCGCCATAGGAATCTGTCGAGCCTTTCTCTTCTGGGCTGTATTCCAGAAAGCATATAAGGTCAACATCTTCTACTGAGCAGGGAAACTCAAATAAGCCTCTGGGGCATTTAGGTGTTGGGCCGTAGTTCATCTTGCTCTCACTTTCAACATTGCGTCTGCTACGGCATAAGCTACTTCAGCAAGTTTATCTACGCCTCCTGCAAACTGTGTCGCTTCTTTGCCATTAAGAACGGCATCCCATATTTGCGCACCAGTTAAAGCCTGGGCCGCAAAATAATCACGCAATGTCATGCCTCTATCTTTGCCGTAATTTGGGTGGAACTCATTAAAAATTTGTTCTGGTTGAGGAAATGCTGGTTGATTTTTCATGCTCAACCCCTCCAAGCCAGCATCACGCCAATGCCACCAAAAATAATGATGGCCAAAACGCATTCGATCAGGGTGGTAATGATTTTCTGTTTCATCGGTTTCTTTCGTTAATGGGGCCGAAGCCCCGTGGGTTTAATTAGGCTGCGGCTTTCTCGGCAAATAAGCGCTTGGCTTCTGTGCCTTGATCGAAATACTCATCAGAGCCATAAGCTGGATCAACTTCATCCCAAAATGTAGGAGAAATAAACTTACCAGCTTCAAGCGCTGCATTAACACGGGCGGCTAAACGATCTGCTTTGGCAGAAGCCTCTGCGCGTAAATCGGGAAAGTAAGAATCGCCAGACTCTGGGCAAACAACTTCTTGAGTGCCATTGAAAATGGCTTGATGACGAAAGCGCTTACCAGCTGCATTCTCGATCAACACATAAAACTGTTCTGCAATGAATGGATGACCATCACAAGCAAAACCAGCGTTAAAGAGATCAGAAGCTACTGAGGCGGTAAAAGTTGTGTTTTTCATTTCGTTTCTTTCGTTTACTTGTTTAGGAGTAACGAAGTATGACAGAAATAAACTATCTGTAAACAATTATTTTTTATGTGTTGTTTTTATACATAAAGCGCAATTAGAATGCGGTCATGCAATCAATTCACGATATCAAGGAAAAGGCCAAGGCTCACAAGATCACCATGGCTGCGGTGTGCAATGAGGCTGGCATCCAACAGTCCCAGGTGAGCCGATGGCTGTCTGGAACTGTTGAGCCACTGTGGACATCAGTCAATCAATTGCACTTGGCGCTTGAGAAACTGATCGACAGATCACCAGTCGCTGTCGACTGACTCGGCCACTGGTGCAGAGCCTTTGCCTGCCACCACGCCAAAGTCACTGGCCGCTGATGGCTTTGCACCACCCAGCGAGTCACCCTTTGACAACAGCATGATGTTGTTAAGGCCATACGACACGCCCTTGTTGCCAGCCTGGTCATAGGCATAGGCATTCAAGCTCACTCGGCCATAGTCGCCAGAGACGATGTCTTGGCTGCCCAAGATGTCATGGCCATGGGCATCCACTGCACCAGGCTTATTGGTTGACTTGGTGTTGAAGAAGTAATGGCCAGCGTACTCAGGCCCAAGTGGTCCACCATCGGATTTGACTTCAGTGTCGCCATCACGCAAGGGATTGCGCACAGTCTTAGGGATTTTGTCCCCGAACTTGGCGGTCAATGCGGCCTTGGCTGCCGCTTTCAATTGGTTCACAGTGTCAAGGTCTGTCTTGGGGACAAGCACTTGGGTTGAGAACTCTTCTTTGCCGTTCATCTCATTCTTGCGAGCTGTTAAAGCTGAGAAATATGAGAAACGAACTTTTCCGGTTACGACTCTAGTTGACATGGTTTTTTCCTTTTAAGGGTTTAGGTTTTTACGTTTCTGTCGTCAAACAGAAATTGCACTTTAGCACAAATCGTATATGATGCAAACAAATTAAACGAGGAAACGATCATGCAACTATTCCCCCACCAGCAAGAGGCCAAGCTCTTCTTGCTGTCCAGGCGCAGGGCCATACTGGCCGACCAGCCACGAGTTGGTAAGACGCTACCCACAGCAGCTGCTGCACTTGAAAACCTACCCGCACTGATCGTTTGCCCTGCTATTGCCAAGACAGTCTGGGAATCTGCATTTGCCAAGCTGGCCCCCAACGTCTCACTCCATGTGGTCAATGGAAAACGAGAGGCATCAGAGGTAAACAGCGCGGATATCACCATCATTAACTACGATGTGTTGCAATACGCACAAACGGATTTGGACAGATATAACACTCTAGTTTTGGATGAGTGCCACAGGATTAAGAATCCAAAAGCCCAAAGGACCAAGGCCGCCATGCTGGCCATGAAGAAGATTTCTTTTGTTTATGCCTTAAGTGGCACACCCATTCCAAACAGGCCCATCGAGCTGTGGCCCATCTTGCACGGCCTTGGCATTTACAGGGGTGGCTGGTTTGACTTTGCAGCCAGATACGCAAAGATGTGGAATGCCCCATGGGGCTTGGACACCAGTGGCGCATCAAATCTGCCAGAACTCAAAGACATGATGAAGCCCCATGTCATGCGCAGAAAGAAAGAAACGATCTTCAAAGACTATAAAGAGCCACAAGTTAGCCTGATCACCTTTGACCTACCCAACGACAAACGCGAGCAAAGTTTTGATGCCGATGCCTTGATGGCAAACCCCAATGCCTTGCTGGCCTTTGAGGGTCTGGCTGAGATCATGCGCGAGGCTGGCATGCGCAAGGTCCAATACGCTGCCGACTTCATCGATGACTTGCTCCAGGCTAACGAGCCAGTGGTGGTATTTGCGCACCACAAGGATGTGGTCCAAGCCCTGCAAGATGAACTCAAGGTCCACAAGCCCGTGATCGTGGTGGGTGATACATCACGGGCCAAGCGCGACAAGGCCATTGCCGACTTTCAGTCCGGCCAGACCAAATGCATCATCGGGAATATCGCTGCCATGTCCGAAGGTGTAGACCTATCTGCTGCCGACACGATTGTCTTTGTCGAATGCACTTGGTCCACATCAGCACTGGAGCAGGCCAGTAGCAGGGTCGAGAACATCAACAAGTCAGGCATTCCACCCGTCATCTACATTCTGACCATCAAAGCCAGTCTGGACCACAATGTGCTGGCCAAGGTGCTGAAGAAAATGAATGTTGTTAATCAGATTATTTAACCAGGAGAAACCATGCAACACGAAACCCGTAAACACGCCCGTCTGTCAGCATCACGCACCGACCGATTCATGCAATGCCCAGGCAGTTACCGCCTCGAATCCCTCATGCCTTGGGAGCCAGCCGGTGAGGCCGCTGCCATTGGCACAGCCATCCATGAGCTGTCAGAGATCATTCTGCGCGGTGGTGCAATTCCTACTGGCACTGACCCTGACCATTTGTCCATGGCCCAAGGCTATGCCAACTTTGTCAACACTCTGGTCGAAAACCCACGCAAAAAGCTGATCGAAGTCAACCTAGATGAAGGCTTAAAGTCACTGCACCCAGCGCTTGGCGGGACTGCCGATGCCATTCTGGTCGATGGCAACCATCTTCATGTCATTGATCTGAAGACTGGCCGTGTGGCCGTGGATGCAGAGGACAACAAGCAGCTGCTGACCTATGCATTGGGTGCAATGCGCCAGCTCAAAGCGCCCACCAGCATCACTTGCACCATGCACATCTTTCAGCCCCGTGTTGGCCACAGCAAGTGGACAGTGTCTGGCAATTACTTGAACTTGCACGGCAGGCGCTTGAAAGAGGCAGCCGAGCTGGCGCTCACAGGCGATGCACCCACTAACCCAAGCCCCGATGCCTGCCGATACTGCAAGGCCAAGACCATCTGCCCATCCATGCGCGAGAAGGTCCAAGAGGTCGCCAGAAGCGACTTCAAGCCTGACACCACTGTTACCCCTGAGATGCTCGATGACGCTGTCCTAGTGGCCTCATGGGCCGATGCTGTGCAGTCTGCTGCCAAGGCTCAGATCACTGACGGCAAAGCAATCACTGGCTGGACCATGCGCGCAGGCCGCAAGACAAAATTCTGGAAGGATGA